CCCCTCAAGAGGAACCCCGCGTCCCCGAGCGCCGCTTGCTGAGCGTGGTCAAGTTGCTGGGCCTCCGGCAGATACTCGTTGCTGATTGCTTCCCATATCACGTCATCCGCGCCGCCAGCCCCCATGTTGAACTGGACGTAGACGCCCTCCGGCTCAGCTGGGTTGATGATCAGAAACCCGCCGTCCCCGGTGGTTTCGATCCACTCTAGAAGCTTCTTGAGTATCTGGTCCCGATGATCCATTTGGCGCCCTCCGGGTCGCGCAGCGGGTAGAGGTCACATGCCATCGCCACGCCCGCGATACTATGCCTACTATCGGCGCCGGCCACTCAGGAATGCGTTCTTCCGGACGTGGACGTCCTACCGGGCTGCCGGCGAACCGCGAGCTCGTCCGCCTGTGCTTCGTCGGTCCTTCGCCTTCTATCACTGCCGCACCGAGCTTCTCACCCTCCTCGCCTCCCACTTCCAGTCCTCGACTCGGTAGCCTGGCTCGCGCGGTGCGCCCGTCATGACCAGTCCATGCCGGCGCCGCAGCTTGCCGACCGTCTGCCAGACCTTCACGTGGTCCGCATCAACACCGTGGGCGGCAAGCGCCTCGCGCACGTACAGTGGCTCGCCGGGGTGCAGCGCATCGTGCGTGAGCGCCAGGCCGGCGACGAGCTCGACCAGGTTCACATCAGGAGGCGCCGGCTCGTGAGCGCCTTCGATATACGGCGCGCACGAATCGACAAGGGCCAGACAGGGATCGCAGAGGCCGTGGGGGTTTCTGGAATCCGGCGCATGGCTGGCGCGAAGGTAGGAGCCACAGCGGGGGCAGACAGCCCGCTGGCCTACTGGGGCATCGCCAAGGCCACTACGGGCCGAATGCTGATTCATCGTTGGCATACTCTCTCCAGAAGCAGGAGCGCCGGCCGCGGCCGCTTGGGCCAGCGGCGGCGCCCCAGTTCACACTTGTCCGGCCGAGCCGGCTGATACGGTCCTTCATCGCGATTGCCTCCTCGTAGGCGATCGTCACGCCCCGGGCCGTTCACGCGGCGCCGGGGCTCTTCTCGTCTAGCCTGCGATTGACGCTGGTTCGCAGCTCTTCGCAGCGGCTTGAGGCTGCGCGAACGAGGGCGGCAGACACTCGCCAATCTGCTTGGGCGAGCCTCGCCGACGCTTTACGCGCTTGGCGCGCCGCAGCTCCTCGAAGGTGCGGTCGCCGACGAGCTCGGCGAGCCCATAGCGGTGCAAGCGGCTTCGCAGCACGGCGCCGACGTCCTCGGCACCCTTGAGGCCCTCGAGCGACGCTACCAGGGCTCGTTCGCAGAGCTCATCGAGCTGCGGCCGCTGGTACTCTCCGAGGCCCGCCTGACAGGCGGAGCAGATGTGCCCGGAGTACTCGGCGAGCAGGGCGTCGAGCGTTCCGTTCGTGCCGACCTCCCGCCACTGCTCGGGGTGCTTGCTCCTGGCGATCGCTCGGCGCAGCGGGCCGAACGCCGAGGCCGGGAACTCGCGGATGGCGCAGCTCTGCCCGTCGCAGGTGTCCGTGTCGTCAGGCCGCGCCGGCGGATCCTCGGAGCGCTCGGGCTCCTCATGCTCTTGTTGGTCGATAGACCGACCCCGCTCTTGATCTTCGAGCTTCGGGGCAGGCGAGTTATCCACAGGCTCCTCGAGCGCGGGCGCGCTAAGAGCCGGGTTGAGCTGAGTAGAGCTAGAGCAGAGCTGAGATTTGCCGAACCGTTCCGGGAGCCGTTCGGCGAGCCGTTCCGCCAAGCGTGGTGCATACTGCTGCGCCGAGGCGAGGAAGACGGTATCGAGCGAAGATGCGGGAACGGTCACGAGCCGGCGGATCGCGGCTTTGTCCATGTTCGGGTTCTCCGGCCGCTGGTACTTCATCGCCTTGACGATGAGGCACACCTCGGCGGCCTCGTCGAAGGCGATGAAGCCGTCGGCGATGAGTCCCGCGAACGGTTCCGCCAGCCGTTCCGCAGACCATTTGAGGTCGGCGCAGATGTAGCCCTGCGGGAGGATGAAGAGCCCCTCTAGGGTGCGGTGCGGGCTGGTCAGCAGGTAGCACGCCAGGAGGCGCATGTCGTCGGTCCACGTCCGCGCCCGCCAGATGGCGGGCGAGACGCGGAAGTAGATCGGGGTGGTGTCGTCGCTCACGAGGCCACGCTCCAGGAGTCGTAGCGCGCGGCGCGGGTGACGAACGGAATGCCGTGCTCGCGGCGCAGGAGGCGCGCGAGCGAGCTGGTCAGATGGTCGTTGAACAGCACCGGCTCACCGGTGCGGCGGGTGAGGCCGAGCTTGGCCGCCATGTGAGGTCGGCGGAGCAGGTGGCCGTAGGCGTCCATGGAGGGCCGCACGCCGTTTGCGACATCCTCTTTGGCCCAGAGCACGAGCGCGCGGTAGGCCTCGGGGTGGCGGCGCTTCCAGTCGACGGCGTCGGCCAAGGGGTCGACGCCGATGAAGGTGAGCTGGTCGCTCATGCGGCGTCACCCCCGTAGAGCTGCGTGAGCAGACCGTCGTCGAGGCCGGCGGAGGCGTACCAGCGGATGAAGGCGTCGCGCGGGACGATGTACCTCCCGCCCTTCACGGTGCCGTTCGGCTGCGGCACGCCGCCGCGGTGGATGCAGGGGATGTGCCTGCGCATCGCCTCGACGTCGCCGAGGAGGCGCGCCGCGTCGAACTCGCGGCAAGACTGGTAGACCGAGCCGATCGAGATGCCGAGGAGCGCGGCGGCCTCGTGCTTGGTCACCGGATCGGAGAGACGCGCCTCCAGGCGCACGGTCGTGGTGGGGAGAGGGGCGCTCATGGCGCCCCCCTCTCGTCCATGGCCTCGATCACGTAGGTCGCCGACTCGTGCGTCAGGTCGGCGACGTCGCCGGCGCCGTAGGAGTCGAGGACCGCAGCGAACTCGGCGTCGTAGATGCCGGTCGACTTGCGCAGCCGGGCGATCTGCGCGAGCTGCTGCTTGGTCGCGGCGGGCGGGCGGATAGGCGTGACTCCCGACGGCCCGTGCCCGGGCGGCTCCTCGTCGGGCCCGAGGTCGGGCTCGTAGTCGGCGGCGGGCGGCTCCTCGGTGGCCTCGGCCTCGATGACCTCGGCCGGCTCTTCGGGCTCCTGGGCACCGATGCGGCTTGCGACGCGCTCGGCCACTCCGGGCTTGGCATCGACGACGCCGGCGGCGACGCGGTCGCCGAAGATGGCGTCCGACTCGGCCTGCAGGGCGGCGACCAGGCGCTCGGAGTCCTTGGGCGCCAGTTTCAGCGCCTGGATCAGCACGGTCTTGCAGCCCATCGGTTCGTAGTCGGTCGTCCAGGGGCCGACCAGCTTGCCGGCCTTGGTGCGCGGCGCGAAGCGGTCGCGCACCTCGTCGACCTCGCTGCGGCGGATCACCTTGAGGAGCTTGCCGCCGTTGGTCAGCTTGACGACCGCGTAGAAGGCGACGATGTCCTCGTCTGCGTGCTCGGCCTCCATATCCGGCTCGTGCTCGATCTTCGGGTCGGATCCGAGCTGGTAGCGGAAGTGGTCGGCCGCGTAGACCGCGACCGCGTGCACCTCGGCGACCTCGCCGGAGCGGTAGGCGAGCTGGGCGAGGCCCATGTAGCCGGGCTGGAACTGCGCCTCCATACTCCCGAGGCGGCCGTTCCAGCGGGGGATGATCCAGCCCTCGCCGAACATCCCGGGCCGCAGGCCGCTCTGGGCGGCCTTGAGCAGGGCGCCCATGAAGCTGGGCACCGTGCACTTCTGCAGGTCGGGGTTCATGCGCACCTCGGTGAGGGCGATGCGCATCATCGAGTCGACGCCGATGTGGCGCGGGAGCGCCGCGGCGACCTGCTGCTTGAACGAGGAGTTGTCGAACACGGCGAGCACGCTCTGGGGCGCCCCGCCGGCCTTGGTGACGGCTGCTTCGCCGCCGCGCGTCGCCACTTGCTGGCCGGTCATGAGATCTCCTTCGGGACGCCGAAGACGCGGGACTCGGTGGTGCGGCTGAACTCGGCCGCGATCTCCGGGCGCTCCGCCTTCAGGCGCTTGGAATCGATGCTGGTGCGGCTCTGGCGCTTCCAGGAGAGGCGCCAGCTGCCGATGAGCGCCGTCTCGTGCTCGCCCATCAGGGCTTGGAGGCGCTGCTTGGCCACCTCCGCCTCCGCCTGGTGCTCCTTGGCCTTCACCGAGTGCGCCAGGTAGTCGGAGAGGATGAGCTCGGCGAGCTCGTCCTCGATGGTCGCCGGCGGGTCGGGGATGGTGTTGGGCCAAAGGCGGGCGAGGGCCTCGCCGTCGGCTTCGGTGCCCGAGGGCTCCGGCGGGAGGCCGCGCTCGACGTGCTCCTGCCAGAACGCGCGGCCCGCCTCGATGAGGCGCGCCTGCACGGCAGGGTCGGCGGCGATGGGGATGACGGTCAGCTTCTCGCGGCCGGTGTCGGCGGCGCCGTAGGCGAGGTCGAGCCCGGTGACCGCGAGGTACCACTGCACCTGCACGTAGTAGGAGTCGGGGAGGTCGGCGTCGGCCTCGCTCCACTGCCGCGCGCTCTGGAAGCCGAAGGCGGTCTTGCACTCGAGCACCGCGATCGGCGTACGCGGGTGGTCGACGTTGGCGACGAAGCGATCGACTGAGGCGCCAGCGGGGAAGCCCCAGTCGGTGCGCACGATCGGGCTCGGGTGGTAGCAGACGGTGCGCGGGTAGGCGCGCTCGAACTCGTCGGCGATGAAGCGCTCGAGGGCGAGGCCGCGGCGCATCGGTAGGTTGTCCGAGCGCTCGGCCTGCTCTGCAGCGGTCTTGTCGAGGTAGACGGACAGCGGGCTCGCCCAGGGCGAGACCCCGGTGATGGCGGCTATGTCGGTGCCGCCGATGTAGGCCCGGCGCTGGGCCAGGAACTCGGCGTGGGCGGCGGTCGCGGCGCTCATGCGGCCACCTGCTTCCCGCAGCCACAGAGCTCGCAGAACGCCTCGTCATGGAACTCGGCGCCGCGGCCCTGTACGTAGAGGGCGTTGGCGAAGCCGCCGGCGGCGCCCTCCGCGATCTCGTCGCGCATCTCGGCGTTGGCAATGGTCGCGATCTGCTCGGCCGCCTCCGCGGCGACCTCCTCGATACGCTGACAGGCGAGCGCGGCCTCGCACTCGAAGTCGCCGTAGGGGTTGGCGCGGCAGAAGTGGAAGCCCGTCTCGCTCTCTCTGCCGACGCTGTCGCAGAAGTCGCAGGGGTCGCGTCGGATCAGTGGGCGGTGCGCGGGCTCGCGCGGTGTGGTAGCTTGGCGGCTGGTCCTAGCGGACTGTTGGGCGCTTACTTCTTCGCGGGAGGGGCGCCCTTCTTTCGTTCTCATGAAGATCCCCTTGGTTGTGATTCACCCGTCTTGGTGCGAACCGATGCGGCACCTCCTCTCGCCGTTCGCATAGTCTCTATCGTTGTGCATAGTTGCAGTTTAGCTCGACGGGTATGCCAAAGCAAGGGCGGGAATCGGGCTCAGATCAGAGGGACTAGATGGAGTCGGGGTAGGGCTCGCTGCTCTGGAAGCGCTCGTCGATTGACTCGCGCGACACGTAGAGCCAGCCCTGGCCACCGCCGGGGCGCACACCCCGCAGAGTTCCCCGCTCCACGAGCTTGCGGATCCAAGCGCCCGACCAAGAGACGCCGTAGCGCTCGGAGATGTAGGTCCGTGCCTCCGAGACCTTCATGTAGTGCTCGCCCACGACCCTCCCGTCGCGGCAGCCGAGGCATCGTTCTTAGCCTCGTCACTTGACACACTTGAGACATACTAGCTGTTGCAGACGTTGCAGTCATTGCCTTCATGAGCTTTCATGCTCTGTCGTTGCGTTCCTGGGCTCGCGATCGAAGATGGCGTGGAGGTCCGCCGGCTCGATAAGCACGTGGCCGCGCCGGTCACGTGTGGCGGGGAGCCCACCCTTGGTCGCCCACCTGCGAACCGTGTCGGGATGGACCTTGAGGTACCACTCGCGCTCGATGTAGGCGGCCGCCTGGCGGGGGCTGAGGCGATCGTCGCTCACGCACTCCTCCTGGGCCGGTATGACGCCCCGACCATGGCGTCTCTGAGCTGGCACCCAACACCGTTCACCCCGGGTCCTCGAGCGGACACGAACATGTGTTCGTGTGCCGTCATGGTACCCGATTCCGTTGACAGATGCCTAGGCCCGAGAAGCCCGCGGCTTGAACCAGAGCACGTAGAAACCGTTGGCAGTCGCGTAGACGGCGCCAATGAGGGCGAAGACTTGAGCGGCGGTGAGCGATCCCCAGGAGGAGAGCAGGCCGAGCACGTCACCGGCGATCCAGGCTGTGGCGAGACCGATCGTGGCGGAGAGTGCGACCGCAAGGAGCCACTTCGCGCGGGCACTCCAGTGCACGCCCTTGATCCACTCGACCAGGCGACTGGAGACGCCGCCCGCAACGAGGATCATGGCGACAAGGGTGATGACTTCGGTCAGGCTCACGCTGGCTCCTTGGATCAGATGGACGCGAGCTGCGGGGCGCCGGCGCCGCATTCGTGCAGGCCGTACCGGCAGCCGAGGCCAGCGCCCCGCGCTCGCTTGGTCGGCACGACCCGACACTGCGCAGCGAGGAGCGTGGAGTAGCGACGGAGAGGGACGTCGGCGAAGACGGGCCGTCGCCGAGGGGTGGCGGCGACGTCGGACTCCTCGGACCTGCGCAGCGTTGGGGCGTGCATGTGGCGCAGGCTAGCGAGGGCGGAGGCTGAGGGGTGAATAGCGCTAGCGAGATCTTCTCAAGAGCAGAGCGCCGGTGAGACGAACCAACGCTGCAGCGAGGGCTTCCCTTCCGGCGCTCCGTGACCGGCTACCGTTTAGGGGACTGGGCCCGCTCGCACAGAACTTCCGGTCGAGTGCGAATCTACAGTGGCGGTCAGAACAGCCCCAAGGGTGACGAAGGCTCAGAGGGATTACATTGGGTCGTCCCTGCTCGGCCTCAAGCGCCTCCCCTCCGTCGCTCAAGTCCGGTAGGTTAAGGCTGGGCTCGGAGGGATCGCCGAGTTGCCATGCCGACTGTGGAGGGAGCGTGGGGGAGTCGTGATCGTCTTCTCGTCGTCTTCGCGGGACAGGCACCCGTCGACCTTCCCTCGCGGCGGCAGTCCTGCCCCCCTTGTAGTGGCC